GCAGTGGACGGGCGAAGCGGAAAAGCTGCAATCCATGATTGCAGGTGCTTTGGCAGGATTCACGGGTATTGCCGGAATCAGAAAAGCATTCAGCTTCATTCAAGATTGCACTGAACTGTTCAATACACAGCTGAACGCTGAAAACCAGCTAATGACCGTACTGGGCAACATGCTGGATGATGACTATGTAGCAACCTTTGAACTTGAAACCACGGCAGATACCACGGAAGCAGTGGATGACATCAATTCCATCCAGGACAGCGTGGATGAAGTAGTGGTTCCGGTAACTGCACAGACACAAGCGATTATGGCAGAATTTGATGCCATTACCGACAAGGCTAGTGAAATACAGTCTAAAGGTATTTATGGTGATGAATCCATGATTGCTGCCGGTGCTGAATTTGCAACTTATTTTTCGGATATTGAAGCCATCACAACCATGATGGACACCCTGTCCAATTATGCAATGGGCATGTCCGGGGGCGGTGCGATTGACACCACAACCATGGTGGACTATGCAACCAACCTGGGCAAGATCATGACTGGCGCATATGACGCAATGACGAAAAAGGGCTTTGAGTTTACGGACGCACAGAAAGCCGTCATTGAAGGAACCGCAACACAAGAACAGCTGATTGCAACCCTGGGGGAAGGATATGAAGACTTGTCTGCTGACATGCAGGCTGCCGAAGTCATTTCACAGATCATCAATGAATCCTGGGGCAATCTGTACGAAACTATGTCCGATACACCGGAAGGTCAGATCATCCAGATGACAAATGCCTGGGGTGATATGAAGGAAGTGATTGGACGGGAAATGTACCCTTATGTGCTTTTATTTGTTCAGGCAATCACAAACAACTGGGGAACTATTGAAGCGGTGCTTCAGTCCTTTGCCGGTGGGCTTGAAATGGTCATGGGTGTACTTTCCACACTGCTGGAAGGTGCATTGAACTTTGCACAACTTGTTATTGACAACTGGTCATGGATAAGCCCGATTATTTACGGAATAGCAGCAGCTTTGATGGTCTATTATGGCGCACAACTTGCAGCAAATATAGTTAGTGGTATTTCTGCCGGTATTCATGGAGTAATGGCAGCAGCTACTTTGCTTCATGCAGTAGCAACATGGGCAACCACATCAGCAACATGGGCAGAAGTGGCAGCGCAGGAAGGTCTGAATGCAGCTATGGCAGCATCACCTATCACCTGGATCATCATTCTGATCATTGCACTGATTGCACTGATCTATGCCATCTGTTCCGCTATCGCAGATATGACCGGTGTGGCTAACTCTGGTTTTGGTGTGATCACCGGTGGAATCAATGTGGTCATTCAGTTCTTTAAGAATTTGGGCTTGGAAGTGGCGAACATTGCCCTTGGAATTGGAAATGCACTGGCAGCCGTAGCATCCAACATGATGACGGCATTCAGTAATGCAATTAGTTCCGTGCAGTCCTGGTTCTACAATCTGCTGTCCACGGCTCTGACGGTCATTGCAGGAATTGCAGAAGCATTGAACAAGCTGCCATTCGTGGAATTTGACTATTCCGGCATCACAAGTGCAGCAGATGACTATGCAGCAAAAGCAAGTGAAGCAGCAAACAACAAAGAGGAATACACCAGCATTGCAGATGCGTTCAATGAAGGAATGTCAACCTTTGACACGTTCCAGGACGGCTGGGTGTCTGATGCGTTCAGCGCAGGGGCTTCATGGGGTGACGGACTTGTTGAAAAGTTCAGTGATACTTTTGATCCTTCCAATCTGTTCAACACTGTGGATGTTCCGACTGCTGATGAATATGCTGCATCTATTGGTGACACGCTTGCATCATCCGGTGTGGCTGATGACGTGGCTGACACTGCCGGTAATACCAGTGCAATCAAGGATTCACTGGACATCACATCCGAAAATTTGAAATATTTGCGTGATATCGCAGAACAAGAAGCAGTAAACAGATACACCGTTGCTGAAATCACCATTGAACAGACGAACAATAACAACATCAGTTCTGACATGGATCTGGATGGGGTGGTAGACGGTCTGACCAGTGCCGTGAATGAAGCGGTGGATGAAATCACAGAGGGGGTGCATGACTAATGGCATACCTTTTTTACATGAAAAAATGTCTGCTGCCGGTCACACCCGACAAGCTGACTATAAAAATCAATGGAACCAATAAAACTGTCACACTGATCAATGAAGGTGAAGTGAACATCCTGAAGAAGCCGGGACTGACTGACATTGAATTCACATGTATGCTTCCGAATGTGAAATATCCATTTGGAACATACAAAAAGGGATTCAAAAAGGCATCCTACTTCCTGGACTACTTTGAAGATCTGAAGACTTCACAGAAACCGTTCCAGTTTATTGTGACAAGGGCTTTTCCAAACGGGAAAGCCCTTTATGACACGAACATGAAGGTTTCCCTGGAAGACTACAAAATTGAAGAAAGTGCGGATGAAGGCTTTGACTGCATGGTCAAGATCACACTGAAGCAGTGGAAGGAATACGGAACCAAGACTGTCAAGGTCAGCATTTCACAGAAAAAGGTGACAGCTGCTGCTGAAAAACCGAGGTCAACGGAAACTTCCCCGGAACCGGCAGCCAGCCAGACCTATACTGTTGTAAAAGGTGACTGTCTGTGGAATATTGCAAAGAAATTCTATGGCAACGGATCCAAGTACACCACCATCTACAATGCCAACAAAAGCGTCATAGGTGGGAACCCTAATCTAATTTATCCGGGACAGGTGCTGACCATCCCGGCAGCAGCATAGGGGGGTGTACAAATGAACGTTGAACTTTTGGTTGCGAATGGATCCGGAACAAAGGTCTACCAGCCAGCAGTCCAGGAAGGAATTGAGTGGACAACACAGCGGTCAGGCTCACCAGGAAAACTGACATTCAAAGTTCTGAAGGATAAACACCTAAGTTTTACAGAAGGTTCCGCTGTCCGTTTGAAGGTGGACGGGGATGAAGTATTTTTTGGCTTTGTCTTCTCCAAACAACGGCAGCGTGACCAGATCATCACTGTCACTGCCTATGACCAATTAAGATATTTGCAGAATAAGGACACAAAGGTCTATGAAGGAAAAACGGCAACACAGTTCATCAAGATGCTTGCGGAAGATTACACGCTGAATCTTGGAACCATGGAAGATACCGGCTATGTGATAGCATCAAGGGTGGAAGAAAATACTTCCCTGTTTGACATGATCAACAATGCTTTGGATCTGACGCTGACCAATACTGGGAACATGTTTGTCCTTTATGACGATTTTGGAAAACTGACGCTGAAATCACTGGAAAACATGCGTGTGGGTTCCAATGGAAAATACCTGGTGATTGATGAAGAAACCGGACAGAACTTTGAATACAAGTCATCCATAGACAGTGACACCTACAACAAAGTGAAGCTGACTTATGACAATGATGAAACCGGAACCAGAGACATCTACATTGCACAGGACAGCAGCAACATAAACAAGTGGGGTATCTTGCAATACTTTGACACCCTGCAAGAAGGGGAAAACGGTCAAGCAAAAGCAGATGCCCTGCTGAAGTTGTACAACAAAAAGACACGGAATTTGAAAATTCCCAATGCCTTTGGTGACAACCGTGTCCGTGCAGGATCCCTGGTTGTTGTCAATTTGGATCTGGGTGATATAACTGTCAAAAACTTCATGCTGGTTGAAAAGTGTGTCCACACATACAAGGAATCCGAACACTGGATGACCCTGACACTAAGAGGGGGTGAATTCGTTGCCTGATGCAACTGAACTGGTAAAAACAATGAAAAAGGCTGCACTGGATGCGGTGGAAGCCACAAAACCTGCCAATGTCATGTTCGGAAAAGTGACTTCCGTTTCCCCGTTGCAGATCAACGTGGAACAGAAGATGGTGCTGGGAAAAGCGCAGCTTGTCCTTACCCGGAATGTCACGGACTTCACTACTAAAATATCTATGAAGTCCGCTGACGGATGGGCAACCGAAAGTCACACGCACACCCACACGATACATGACACTTACACGGACGGTGGAACTGCTGAAAACAGCACCCACCGCCACAACATAAACAAGGAAAAACTGACTATTACCGTTCATAATGGCTTGGTTGTCGGTGATGAAGTTATCCTTGCAAGGCAGCAGGGTGGTCAAAAATTCGTGGTACTGGATAGGATTGGAACATGATACCTTCCACGACTGGATTTTTAGACCAGGATTTTGAGATTGAAACACAACCAAGCAAAACCTACAAGATGAACCTGGAAGGGAACACCACAAGGGGATATACAGACGGACTGGAAGCAATGAAACAGGTGATATTCAAGATCCTGAATACAGAACGTTATGCCTATGTCATGTATTCCTGGAACTATGGAATTGAAACCATGGATCTATACGGTGAACCTGTTTCCTATGTATGCCCGGAACTGGAAAGACGGATCACGGAAGCACTGATGCAGGATGACCGCATTGAAGGTGTTTCTGACTTTGATTTTGACCTTTCCACAAAGGGTGTGGTGCATGTCTCTTTTGTGGTGAACACAATATTTGGGGATGTGCAGGAAGAAAGGACGGTGAACTTCTAACATGTATGAGGATGTAACCTATGAGGTTATACTTGAACGGATGCTGTCAAGGGTTTCTGATTCCCTGGACAAGCGTGAAGGATCCGTGATTTTTGACACACATTCCCCCACTGCCATTGAACTTCAGATTCTATACATTGAACTGGATGCGCTGATCAATAACGGATATGGTGACACGGCTGCAAGGGAATTTTTGATTTTACTGTGTAAAGACCGGGGGATCACTCCAAAAGCTGCAAGCAATGCAGTCCTTCAGGGTGTGTTCACCCCGGCAGACATAGGTGCTGCAAATCTGATTGGTCAGCGATTCAACATTGATGAGAATGCCGGAACATACCGGGTGCAGTGCGAAACAGCCGGTGAAACCGGAAACCAGCACATGGGATCCATGATTCCCATGGAGTACATCCAGGGACTGGAAACTGCAACCCTGACGGAAGTCCTGATTCCCGGTGAGGATGAAGAAGACACTGAAGTGTTAAGGGGACGCTACTTTGACAGTTTTGGTGAATTTGCTTTTGGTGGTAACCGGGCAGATTATCTTTCCAAGATACACAGTATTCAGGGTGTTGGCGGTGTCAAGTTGGAAAGGGTATGGAATGGAAACATCAGACCGGCTGACATGATACCAAGTGAAGCAGTTCAGGAATGGTTCGGTCAGCAGACTGCCCTTCCTGATGAAGTCGCAGCATGGTTGACTGTTGTTTATACTGCTGCCCTTCAGAAAAAACTTGTGACCGGTGGAACCATTCTGGTTACCATCACCAATGCAAGTGACTATGGGGAAGCAAGCACAGCACCGGGTGGACTGGTTGATATGGTGCAGGAAACACTGGATCCGGAAGAAAATGCCGGTGAAGGTTATGGAATTGCACCAATAGGACATGTAGTAACCGTGCATAGTGCATCACCGGTTACGGTGCAGGTGACCACGAACATTTCTTTCAATACCGGCTATTCGTGGTCTACCATGAAGAATGCCGTGGAAGAAGCTGTTTCTGACTACCTGCTGTCACTCCGCAAGGAATGGGAATCCAATGACTACACGGTGGTGAGAATTGCACAGCTGGAATCAACCATTTTGGCACTGGAAGGTGTGGTGGATATTGACAATACCAAAATCAATGGAAATGCCAGCAACCTTGCGCTGTCAAAATACCAGATTCCTATATTTGGGGGTGTCAGCGTATGATCAGGGAAGTGAATTTGGTTTCATACCTTCCACCATATTTGCAGAACTACAAGGAACAGGTTGCAGCCCTTGAAGCTGAAGACCCTGAATTTCTGTTGGTATGGGATGCGGTGAATGGAATTTTGTACAACCATTTCATTTCTACCGCAAACGAATATGGAATCAGCAGATATGAAAAGCTGCTGGGAATCAAACCAACCGAGGATGACAACCTGGAATCCAGAAGATCCAGGGTACAAGTCCAATGGGTGAACCTTGTGCCATACACAATCAGGACATTTCTTCAGAAAATGAACGTCCTGTGTGGTGACACGTCCTACATTGTCAGCGGAAATTTCCGTGAATCATATGACCTGACCGTCATCACCCATCTGGAAAATGTCGGACAGGTAGATGAACTGAACAATCTGTTCCAGGGCATCCTGCCCATGAACATAGTGGTGGATTCCAAAAATGAAATACCGGTCAACACAAGCACCGGATCATTCTTCAGTGGAAGGATGACCACCCATGTGGATCTGATCCTGACACAAGACTGGTGTGGAACACTGAAAACAAATTCTGCATCCGTTTTTGTCGGTTATCCTTCAGATACTGCAAGGGTGACAATAACACAAGATTTTAATGAAAAATCAGTGATAAGCGGTGATGCAAAGACTGCATCCGGTGTCACTTACACTGATGTCATTAGAATATAAACTATTTTGAGAATAAGAAAGGAATGAATTGAAATGGCTGAATTTTCAAAACTTTACTTGACCAAGCGTGGTCAATCCCTTGTAGCCAAGATCATGGCTGGGGCAACCAACATTCAGTTCACCAAGGTCAGCACATCTTCCAAGGTGTATGCAGAATCTGCTTTGGAAGCCCTGACTGCACTGGAAGGTGTGCAGCAGACCAATGATGTCACCAAGGTGACGATTTCCAACCAGACCAGCGTGAAGGTGGAAACAGCATTCACGAATGAAAAGCTGTCTGCCGGGTATTATCTCCGGTCTTTGGGTCTGTATGCAAAGGATCCTGACCTGGGTGAAATCCTCTATGCTGTGTGTGTGGAAACTTCCGGTCTGTGCTATATGCCAGCTTATAACGGTGTTACCGTGTCCAGCGCATACATCCAGTTATACACCACCGTTGGAAACAGTGACAATGTTTCCCTTGCAGTCTATTCCGGCGCATATGCAACGGTAGAAGACATTGAAGCAATGGAAGCTGAAATTGCTGATCTCCGTGCCTATGTCGGATATTCTGACAATGACATTTATGGTGTGGAAGCTGATTTTGTCAATAAGAAATTCACCCGGCTTGCCGGTGCTGTTGGCATGGCAGGTGGTACACCTTTTGACAAGGTGAATGCTATGGGTGGAAGAAAACGCTGCAATCTGACGGATGACGGTGTGGTTGTTGCCTATTATGGTGACGCTGCATACACCACGTCTGGTGCGCTGACACAGGCTGTGACCATTGGTGATACCACCTATCCGGTTGGAACCAAGGTTCAGGTCATGGTGGAACAGCCCAAGTTCTACTACAAAACGGTTCCGCTGCTTTTGGAAAGCTACTATGACGAAAACGGTAAACAGGCATGGAAGACCCGAAAGATGCGCTACTACATTTCCGACACACCCAAGGCAGGGTTCAAGGTTCATCCACAGTTCATCTGCAATGGCAAAGAAAATGAATTCATTTACAAGTCAGCATTTGAAGGATGCCTTTGGGATGAATCCGCTTCTGCATATATCATGGATGATGCACAGATTGCAGATTTCAATGCAGACAAGCTGTCCAGCATTGCCAATGCAAAGCCGGTGTCCGGTCTGACACAGAATCTGACCCGTGCCAATACCAGAAAGCTGGCACAGAACCGTGGGCATGGATGGGAACAGCAGTATGCAGCAACCCTGGCAGGAACACAGATCCTGATGGTGATTGAATATGCTTCTTTCAACAGCCAGTCCAGCATTGGTAACGGTGTCACCGGTGTGAAAGATGACAGTACCAGCAACCTGTCTGAACTGACCGGTGCAACGGTCAACCTTGGAAATGCTTCCGGTGAAGCTGAAACTGCAAACGGCTACAAACAGGTGTCCTACCGTGGTGAAGAAGCACTTTGGGGGAACATCTGGAAGTGGGAAGACGGCATCAACATCCAGAATCCTTCCACATTCACTGCTGAAAGCGGTGGTTATGGTGTGATCTATGCTGCTGATCATGGCTTTGCAGACAACACCGGTGCTGCACCTTATGAAGACACCGGAATCCGTATGCCGTATATCAATGGTGGTTACATCAGTGCCTTTGGTTACAGTGAAGACTATGACTGGCTGTTTGTTGGTGTGGAAGGAACCGGCAACAGTTCTGTCCCGGTTGGTGATGTTACCTACAATACACAACCCGGTTGGCATGTGGCTAGGTCGGGTGCGGGTTGGAATCGTTCCTTGACTGCCGGGGTCTTTTTTCGGAGTCTGGATGATTCGTCTACTGATCGGAGTCGTACTAT